CTTGTTTCCCCACCGTGGACAGGGAGATTGTTAAAACTTTCACAGGATACTTTAGCACACTAAATCGCTAATATAAGTATGCGAGATGCTTGTTATAAGTACATAATATATTAAAAAATGATAAAATGTTGCATTTGCAACTTGAAAAAGGGTTGCTTTTATGGTAAAATATAGACAATGAAAGAGGGACGAGCAGTGATCGCATTTAGCGCACCGATACTTTTTCATAGAAAGGGGCATGTTATGACTATTTACAGAAAGAGTTTATTTAATGGTAAATGGAAGGTAGTTGATCATTTTATTATTGGGGCTGTTGGTATAAGGTATATTATCACTAACCGTATTTAATGATAGGAGCAAATTAAAATGACTATGGAAGAAAGAAAAGTTAAGGCACGTGGAATTGCAGAACGATATTTTAATGAAGCAAAATGGTGGCTCGATAATGCGGGTAAAGAGGATTCAAGGGCGATTACCTGTTGCGCACGTTTCGCCGTTGCGGTTGAAATGTACGAGGTATTAACGGGCGAGAAATATAATTAACTTTCACGTGAAACATTTGGTTCTAAAGGGTTCAACCATTAAAAGCCCTTGTCCATAGGCGTAAGCCTAAAGAGGGAGCCAAACAAAAAGAGATACCGCCGCAAGTGGTGATGCGGCATGCGAAAGAGGCCGTAGGACGCCGGGAATCAGCCCTCACATATTTAATATTAAAAGGAGAATGAACTATGGCAAAGACTAATGTTAACATCCCCGAAAACGAGAGCAAGATTGAAAGTTTATCCGTATCGCAAGCCCTCGTGTCAATGCTGTCATTGACAAGCTGGACATCTTGAGCAACTGCGCATCCAGTAATTACGAATACACGGAGGAACAGGTTGAGAATATGTTCCAGGCAATCCGTGACGCTGTGGACGCTTGCTATGCTCAGTTCCAGCCCAAAGTGAAATCCGAAAAGGAAAAGTTCACGTTCTAACTGTTTCACGTGAAACACTGTCTGAGGTATCGGACATATACGGCCACTATAAAATGAAAAAGGAGCAACAGCCATGACTAAGAAAGAACAGATTGCAGATAACGCTATTATTGAACAGTATATTGATGAACTAAATGCCGAAATCAGTGTTGACGGCTTGCTCTATTGGGAACGCCTTAGAAGTTGCCAAGCCAATGTTTACACTACAACTCATTTCACTGTGTTACGTTCCCACAATACAATTGTAGCCGCCGTATATCACAGAACACCAGAAGCCGCCCCCGTTTTTATCGATTTCTTGCGCCTTGTGTATGGCTATACCAGTACGAGCGCACAGTACATTGCAAAATTCAAGCACGATTATTACAACGGTAAAGGCTTTGAATATACATGGAGGGATTGTAGATGAAGTGTAATGTGAAATATGTTGTGACTATAAGATGGAAGCATTTAGGAACTCGTAAATATACGTTCGATAGCTTCCATGATGCATATGAAGCAATATGTAATGTTTATGGTATGCATCCAGATATTAAAATCACCTGTAAAACAGAAAGGAGGAATTAAATATTGGTTAAGACTAATTCTCGCAAGTGCTCAACAGGCCATATGACCATATCTCTACCATACGAATTACAATTAGAGATTGGCCGTGTAGCTTGTGAACAAGATATGAGTGTGTCGGCTTTATGCCGACTACTCTTTAGGGAGGAAATAGAGCGTTATGAGCAAAACAAAACGTCTGGTAAATCCGGATACAGGCGAGATTCTTGACCCCAAGGAAACGCCTGAATATTACACTCTTGACGCTATACGCCATGCAGATGTTTGGACAGACGAAAATATTACGGCAGAGTATACAAGACTGCGTAAAATCGCACAAGAGCGATTGAGGGCAATTTCCAAGTCCGATATAGGCAGAGCGTCTAAAACATGGTACTATAATCAGAACAGATTCAAACCATCTTCTGAACTTAGACCATACGAACGCAAGATATTGCTTGCAGAAGTTGCTAAAATGATGCAAGCTGAAACAGGTACACTTGCAGGAATAAAGCGTCAGAGAAAGAAAGCTATTCAGACATTTCATGAACATGGATATACATTCGTTGATGAATCTAATTTCATTGATGTAGGTGAATTTTTCAGAGAATGGAAAGATAGCGAGTTCAGAGGTTACGGTTCAACTGTCGCTCTTGATTTTTACGAGAAAATTAAGGATTCAGAAGCATTTGAGAGAGCCGCATACAAAGTTGATAAATCTGCCAAACTTTTTAAAGATTTTCAAGAGTGGAAGAAACAGAGAGACGAGCCACATGAGCGGAAAAATAACGAAAATGAAAAATCGTCAGCCGATTTATTCAAAGAATTAGACGAGTTTCTATGATAATTCCGCCTGAGAAATTCCCTTATGACTGGCTGTATGAAATTCCACTTGTTAAAAGGAAATCAGGCAATCAACGAACGAAAAAGCGAACGAAATATAAAGATTTAATTACAGCATTCGACATTGAGACCACACGATTAGTAGATATAGAGCAATCTATAATGTATGTTTGGCAATGGCAATTTGGTGATGAATACACAGTAGTTGGGAGGACATGGGAACAATTTGAAGCATTTCAACGTAAATTGGCGAGCATTCTTGATGATTCTGTTTTGGTTGTTTTTGTGCACAATCTTTCCTATGAATTTCAGTTTCTGAGAGGTATTTACAATTTTCAGCCTGACGAGGTATTCGCAGTTAAGTCAAGAAAAGTTTTAAAATGCAATATGCACGAACATTTTGAGTTTAGGTGTTCATACATTCACAGCAATATGAATTTGGACACTTATACAAAGAAAATGGGCGTTAAACATAAAAAGCTGACAGGAACATTTGATTATGACAAGTTGCGGTATCCTTGGACTGAACTGACTGATGACGAAATAGCTTACTGTGTGCATGATGTACAAGGTTTAGTTGAAGCAATAGAGATAGAAATGAAGCATGATGGAGATAATCTCTATACATTTCCATTGACTTCAACAGGTTATGTAAGGCGTGACGCTAAGAAAGCAATGTCAGAAGTGTCACAGAGTTTCATTAAAGGTCAATTACCGGATTATGAAATTTATAAGATGCTTAGAGAAGCATTTAGGGGAGGAAACACACACGCAAACCGATATTATGCAGATTATACGCTACATAATGTTCACAGTGCCGATAGAAGTAGCAGTTATCCTGATGTAATGTGTAATTGTAAGTTTCCTATTAGCGAATTTTACCGTCTGGGAAATATACCTTATGAAGAAGTAATCAAAATGATTGGCAAACGGCAAAAAGCATGTCTGATGCGAGTTGCAATTACAGGGGTTTATTTAAAACGTATAGATTGGGGTTGTCCATACTTATCACTTTCTAAGTGTAGATACGTTGAAAATCCTCTGATAGATAACGGACGGATAATCTCCGCTGACTATCTGGAAACAACTATAACAGATATAGACCTAAAAATTCTACTATCTGAGTATTCTTGGAAAGATATTAAGTTCTTTGACTTTGCAACAGCCAGATACGGTTATCTTCCTGAGCCATTGAGAAAAACAATTTGCAAATATTATCATAATAAAACAGGATTGAAGAATGTAGAGGGACAAGAACTTCTCTATACTAAATCTAAGAATAAACTTAATTCTTTGTACGGAATGTGTGCGCAAGACCCTGTTAAGCAATCCATTCTATTCATTGAAGAAGATTTCAAAGAGCAGAATGACAACGAGGAAGAACTTCTGAAAGCATATAACAAAAAGGCTTTTCTGGCTTATCAATGGGGTGTATGGGTAACAGCGTGGGCAAGATATAGACTTGAAGAAGGAATACAACTTGCGCACGGTGATACAGATGACCCGAATGCTCCACAATTTGTCTACTGCGATACAGATTCTGTGAAATATCTTGGAGAGATAAATCTTGATAAGTTTAACGCAGAACGTATTAAGGATAGTAAAGAAAGTGGAGCGTATGCAACAGACCCCTCTGGAATCACACATTATATGGGTGTTTATGAGAAAGAACATGATATGTGCGAGTTCAGAACGATGGGGGCAAAGAAATATGTATACAGAGAGAAGCCAGAGGATAAATTAGTTTGCACTATCGCAGGAGTTTCAAAGAATCTTGGAGGAAAGGAGTTAGAAGCCAATGGAGGTATCACAGCATTTCACGAGGGATTTACATTTGAGAGAGCGGGAGGACTTGAAGCAGTTTATAATGACAAACCCTGCATTTCAGAGTACACAGCGGAAGGAAGAACAGGAAAAATTACGTCTAATGTCTGCTTACGACCAAGCACTTACACGTTAGGATTAACAGCTGATTATAAACGACTATTGACAGAAAGTAGGTATGAATATGAATAAAACCGAAAACATTAAAAGGAATACTACCAACTATCCTATGGACAGCCATGCGAAATTCTGTGCGCGATGCTTTGCTTATAATAAAGGTAAGTACCCCGAAACTGGTAATAAGCCTACAAAGAAGTGTAAAATTTAAGTAACCAACAGCACAAGCTGTGGTAAATAAAATTTATTTAAAAGGAGAAAGAACAATGACTATCACTAAGATTAGCAAGGAACTGAACAAGAAGGAACTGTACAAGATGACCATGGACGCTGGCATTAAGAAGATGAAGGACTTTGTCGGTGCGAGCATTGACGTGTATGCGTATTGCATCCACACAGATTTTAACAGTAAGGATAACAAGGAAGTTGAGGTTCTGAGTGTGATGGACGAGGACGGCACCGTTTACGCCACTAATAGCGCAACCTTCAAGAAGGACTTCCTGAACATTGCAACCCTGATGGAAGGTGAGGATTTCTCTGTCGGCGTCACTTCTGGAACTTCCAAGGCGGGCCGTGAGTTCATTACTTGCGCCCTTCTCTAAGACAATATGAGCCGCATTTACTTAGATAGCGGCTATCTGAATATCCATGAATTACTGAGCCGTTCCTTGCCCTTCAATTTTGCAGTTGGAGGGCGAGGGACAGGCAAAACCTATGGAAGTCTGGTTGAATGTTTGGAACAAGAAAGAACATTCCTATTCATAAGAAGAACGCAAGCGCAAGCAGATATTGTAACAAGACCTGAGTTCTCGCCATTCAAGCGAATATGTGAGGATAGGAATTTAAACATTAGCTGTTCGCCTGTTACCAAGTATAACAGTGCGTTCTATTACTTCAAAGTAAATGAAGATGGAAAGCAGATTCCAGACGGCAAGCCGATTGGGTATTCAGCCGCACTCTCTACGTTCTCAAATATCAGAGGTTTTGATGCTTCCGACGTTGACCTTATGATATTTGATGAATTTATTCCAGAGCGTCATGAAAGACCTATTAAGAATGAATTTGAAGCTCTTATGAACTGCTACGAGACTGTTAACAGAAACAGAGAGCTGCAAGGAAAGAAACCTGTACAACTTCTTTGTTTAGCAAACGCAAACGATGTTGCAAACCCTGTCTTTATTGGTTTCAATCTTGTTAAGAAAGCGACTGATATGTTAGAGAAAGGCAGAGAAGTCTATCAAGACAACCGCCGTGGTATCTGCCTGTATATGTTACAGAAGTCCCCCATTTCGGAAGAAAAGCGCAATACCGTTCTGTATAGAGCAACAGAAGGAACACGTTTTTCAGAAATGGCACTGGATAACAAGTTTTCTTTCAATGACATGGGTAATGTAGGGAGCAGACCTATCAAGGAATTTGTTCCCGTGTGTGCAATATCGAAAATCTGTGTATATCGACACAAGTCTGACGGCACATATTATGTCTCAATGCACAAAGCAGGTAGCCCGCCACAGTATTCCGACAGTGAAGCCGATATTCAGCGGTTCAGACGGATGTACGGCTGGTTGTGGGAAGCCTATATGCAACAAAAAATAACATTTGAGGAGTATCTTTGTGAAAATCTGTTGACAAAGTATCTTCGATGATGCTATTTATAATCAGAGAAGGGGGTTGCACAAAGTCACAGCCGGAAGCTGGTGCAAGCCCTTGACTGGGGCAAGAAACCCCCTTCTCAATCTAAAATCCGGCTATAAGGAGAAATGATATGGATGTCGCAACTGTTACTCAGCTTGTTAGCAATCTTGGTTTCCCCATTGTATGCGTAGGCGTTATGTTCTGGATGCAAAACAAAGAACGTGAAAGCCATGCCGCCGAAAGTGAGCGTTGGACTGATGTTGTTAAGGAAAACACAGAAGCATTGCGAGATTTGAAAGAGGTTGTAAGTCTTTTAAAGGAGCGTGTTACTTGTGGGAGCAAGGATTCAGAATGAAATAGCTGTATCAATTCCCTTTGATGACATTGACAGAATTGAGATTTATCAAAACGTGTGGAATAAGAGAACAAGAAAGCGGTTGCCGTTGTCCACAATTATGAGCAGAACTGGCGCTGACTACGCAATTAACGGAACTCTTTACAATATGAGAGACGGTAAACCTGTCTGTCCCTTGAAGTATGACAGCAAGGTTTTGTTTCACGGTAAGTATAGTTATCGTGGTTATGTTTGGGATAACTTTGATACCAACAGTTTCCACCTTGACATTGTACCTACTGACAAATGGAGCAACTACATTGCTTGCTCTAACATTGTAATGAACAATAAGGCACTAAGCAATCCGATTTATAATGTAGCACAAGGCGGTAAGCGTGGAAGAACAGCTATCGGAACAAAGTATGTAAACGGACAATACAGATTGTGTCTTTACGCTTCCAAGGACGGAAGCCCAGCCAAGAAAACGCCCGAACAGCTTGCAACTTTATTGCAGTCTTATGGATGGCGGGATGCAGTTATGCTTGACTGTGGTGGAAGTTCTCAAGGATATTTCAAGAAGGAAAAACGTCAAGTTTATTCCAGTAGGCGTACAGCGCACTATATTTTAATTTATTTGAAGAAAGGAAGAAAATAACATGGGCATTACGGAAATCATTAGACAGGGATTTGCAAATGGCGATTCTTATGAGGTCATCAATAAGCGTCTCGCAGATGGTGGCTTCAATCTGAAACTTATTCCCCGTGAGAATACTGGTTGGACTGAACAGGAAATGGCGGAGGGATTCATTCCGGCTGACAGTGAAACCCCCGATGCTATTCACCTTGCTGACCTTATGAAGCCTAACGTTTCTATGGCAGGTCAGGAAAAGATTATGTGGTGCAAAGAGGGCCAGTATAAGATTACTTGGGACGAAAACGGCTATGCGATTAAGGCGGTGAGACAGAATGTTTAAGCCTGAAGAAATTCTGACCCTTGCAAAAGCGGGATTTACTGCACAGCAGATTGCCGGACTGTCTATGGTAGCTAATCAGCCTGTCCCTACTCCAGCACAGCCTGTTCCTACTCCGGCACAGCCCGTTCCTACTCCAGCACAGCCTGTTCCTACTCCGGCACAGCCTGTTCCTACTCCGGCACAGCCTGTTCCTACTCCGGCACAGCCTGTTGACCCGGTGCTTGCAGAGTTGCAGAAGCTAACCGGACTGGTTCAGGGTAGCAACATTATGAACGTGAATCAGCCCAAGATTCAGACCCCCGAAGAAATTCTTGCTGAGATTATCAATCCAGCACCGAAAGGAGATAAGTAATTATGCCTAATGTAAACGATATGACTGTTTTTCAGGCTGGCACTATTTTGCAGAGCCTTGTTAAACAGGCAACTGGACAGGTAACTATTGCCGCCAGTACACCCGGCGAGTTTGTCAGTGTGGCACAGACCGCACTCAAGACTGGCTATGACCCTATTCTGAACGCAATGTCTCAAATGTGGGGTCGAACGATTTTCAGCATTAGACCTTACAGCCGTAAGTTTTCTGGACTGGAAATGTCTATGGAACGCTGGGGTAACGCAGTACGTAAGCTGTCTATCGCAGACAAGCCCATTGAGGACGATGCCCGGTTCGTCTGGCCTGTTGGTTATGACACCGCTAAAGCACCTAATGCTATTGGCGATGGTCAGAGTGTGGATATGTACGCACTGAATAAGCCCGACATTTTGCAGGTTAATTTCTACGGCCAGTCTGTTTACGAGAATAGTTATACTATTTTCAAAGATCAGTTGGATGTTGCCTTTACCAATGCAGAGGAATTTATGCGTTTTAATTCCCTTGTGACCGGAAACCGCACTGACAAGTTGGAGCAGTATAGAGAAAACATTGCAAGAGGTATCCTCGCTAACTACATTGGTTCTCTGTTGGCTGAGAAGCAGACTACTCGTATTGTACACCTGCTATCTGAGTACAATACTGAGACTGGTTTAAAGTTGACCGCACAGAATGTCTATCAGCCTGAGAACTTTACGAGTTTCATGCAGTGGGCTTATGCAAGAATCGCAACTATTTCTCGTATGATGACTGAGCGTTCTGAAATGTATCAGACCGTTATCAATGAGAAGCATGTCATGCGTCATACTCCCGCCAATAAGCAGAAGGTCTACCTGTATGCTAAGGCTATGGACCAGTTTGACGCTATGGTCAAATCGAACACCTTCCATGACAACTACTTGAAGTTTACTGACTATGAGGGCGTGAACTTCTGGCAGTCTATTGAAACTCCTGATTCCATTAGCGTTACTCCCGTGTATACCAATACCACTGGTACTGCTACCACTGGTGAAGCGGTTGAACAGGCAGGTATCTTTGGTGTTATCTTTGACGAGGAAGCGCTTGGTTATGCTCAGGTTAATAATTGGGCGGCTGTCACTCCGTTCAATGCCAAGGCCGGATATTGGAACACTTATGACCATGTTAACTTCCGGGCTATCATGGACATGAGTGAAAAGGGCGTTCTGTTGTTGCTTGACTAAGCACTTGGAGGGGTGGGGCACTATCCTCGTGTCCTGCCCCTATAATAAGGAGGTCTTATGTTAACAGTAACACTCTATGAGTTCAAGAAAAGAGAGAATAGCACCAAGAGACCTGACGCAAGTGCTACACAGAGAGACCATAGAGCTGTTCTTAAAATGCCCACAAGTTTATTGAGACCGGAAATTACCTTTGACTTTGGTTTAAAGGGGAATCCTTCTTTCTACAACTACGCATACATTTCAGACCTTGGGAATAGATACTATTTCATTAAAGACTGGACTGTATCAGAAGGGCATTTATGGACTGCCCACATGGAAGTTGACGTGTTGGCAAGTTGGAAAGCAAGTATTGGGGAATCCACACAATACGTTAAGAGAAGTTCTTATACGTATGATGGAGGTATCTTAGACCCTGTTTATCCAACTATTCAACCCCCGGAAATTGTTATCACAAAAGACAATAGCAACTGGACAACAGACCTGAAAGGCGGAACATACATTCTTGGCATTATCAATAACCAAGATGGCGGTATGGGAGCGGCACACTACTATGCATATACTCAGGAGAACATGAACAAGTTCTTAAATCTTCTCTTGAGTAGCACGGAATACGCCGGAAATATCACAGAAATTACAGCGGATTTACTCAAAGTCTTGTGGAATCCTATGCAGTATGTTATCTCTTGCGTATGGTATCCGTTCAGCATTGAGTTAAATCAGACTGCAAATGTTACAAAACTTGAGAAAACTCCAATTGGTTGGTGGGAAATCTCAGTTCCCTGCTATCAGTTAAACACCACAATGAAGTATTTTGCTAACACAGTTGCAATTCCGAAGCATCCGCAAGCGGCAACACGTGGCGTATATTTAAGCAAACAACCATATTCAAGCTACACTCTATATTATCCGGGTGTTGGACAAATTGTGCTTGACCCCTCTTTATTGCAGACGGATAATCTTGCTATCAACTGTGCCGTTGATTTGATTGCAAATCAGGCAAGACTGGTTGTTAATGATGTTAACACCTGCGTATCCTATGCGCAGATTGGTGTCCCTATTCAACTCGCACAGATGGCGGAACAAACTTTAGAGCAGATTACAGGTGCTTTTACTGGGGCAATCAGCGGCGGTGTAAAAGGAATGGAAGTTGGATTTGAAGCTGGGGGAACTATTGGAGGTGCTGTTGGTGCGCTTGGAGGAGCTATATTTTCTGGAATTGGCAATGCTGTTGCACACGCATTTCCTGTTACTACAACGACATCATCTAATGGTAGCCTTGTAAATCTTGCTTATTCTGTCAGTCTAAAGTCAGTTTTCTACAAACTTGTGCCAGAAGATAACGCAGATTTGGGACGCCCTCTGTGTCAAGCACGTAAGATTTCATCTGTACCCGGCTATCAAATGATTATGCACGCTGATGTAGCTATTGCAGGTACACGAGAAGAAAATCAGATGATTAAAAACTATATGGAATCTGGCTATTTCTATGAGTAGGTGAATCCTGTGGCATGGATTACTGGAAACAGATACCTTTCACTGTCTGAAATGCAGAATAATGCTGACCTAATGCACTACTTCTTCAAGTCTAATGGATGGACTGATAATGCAATCTCAGCAATGTTCGGTAATATGCAGACAGAGAGCACTCTTAATCCCGGCATTTGGGAAAATCTTGAGCCATTTGTAGGCGGCTACGGTCTTGTTCAGTGGACACCTTATACACACTACTCAGATTGGGCAGGTACTGATTGGCAAGATAACGGACAGAAGGAAATGGAGCGTATCCAATACGAGTTGGAGAACCACTTGCAATGGATTAGCACAAGCACATATCCTATGACATTCAGAGAGTTTTCTCAATCCACTCTTTCGCCATCATATCTTGCACAAGCGTTTCTTTTCAACTACGAGAGACCTACTGTAAAACCACAACCTGCCAGAAGTAAACAAGCTGAATATTGGTATACCTATATAACCGGACATAAGCCGCCTGTTAGCGAAATTCCTATTTGGTTGCTTTTCAAAATAAAAGAAAGGAGATGGTAACTTGGTTGGAAACGGAATCCCTGCAAGCTATGACTACATTAACGTAGCCAATTCCGCTATTAGCCCTTCAACTGTACATTGCAGAAACACAGCACTGTCACAATACTTTGCACGTTATCTATTGCAGAAAGCTATGTCTCTGTTTAAGTGGAAAATGCCTGACCATTGGAGTAAAAACTACTTCCTTTATGTGCTGTACTGCTGGGGCTATCTGGCCGTTGTGAACACAAGCACATTTGGAGTTATCCCACAAGGATGCACTCTTACTGGCTACAATGTTTTCTATCAGCCCACCAATGCAATTATCACTAACCCTCTGTTGCGTGGCAACTTACAGCCAAGAATCGGAAGCCAGTGCACAATCATCCGATTACAGCCTGATTATGGCGGCATCATGGATATTGTCGGATACTATGCCGATATGCTTGCACTTTGCGCTGAATCTGTCGGCATGAACTTGATGAACACACACCTTGCCTATGTGTTTGCGGCAGGTAACAAGACCGCCGCTGAGAGTTTCAAGAAGATGTATGACCGTGTTGCAAGCGGAGAAGTCTGTACAGTTATCGACAAGAATCTCTATAAGGATGACGGAAGTAAGGCGTGGGAAGCCTTTGAGCAGAACTTGAAGCAAGTTTATATCAGTTCTGACATTCTGAGCGATATGCGCAAAATTGAAGCAATGTTTGACACTGACATTGGTATCCCTAACGCTAACACCGATAAGCGTGAGCGCCTTGTCACTGATGAAGTTAACGCCAACAACATTGAAACTCAGAGCAAATGCGCTATGTGGCTTGAAGAACTACAAGAATCTATCAAGGCTACAAACGATATGTTTGGCTTGGATATTTCTGTCGAATGGCGTTTCCCTGACGCTTACGAGGGGGGTGTTAATAATGTCGGCAACAGTGAGCCTGTTAGGACTGAAAAGACTGAATGAGGGAATCCTTGGAGAACTGGTTGTCCCGGAAGGCGTGGACATTGAACTGGTAAAGGATAACCTACTTGCGGAGACTGCTGAACTGGAAGTCATTTACCCTGACGCTGTTTTCATGCAAGCTATGATTGGGCGTTGGAGCGCAAAGGAACTGCCTGTATGGGATAAACTGTATAAAACTAGCCTGTTGCAGTACAATCCTATCGAAAACTATGACCGACAAGAAAAGTGGACTGAGGACGAAAACACCAGTAAAAACCTTGACAGTGAAGCAACCGGAAGCAGTGACACTGAGACTGACGGAAACAGCAAGAGAGACAGTGAGACTATCACAAGCACTGGAACTAACAAAGCTGTCAGTGCGTACAATGAGGTAGACTTTACGCCTACTGAAAAGGTAGATGTTGCCGCACAAACCACTGACCATGAAACCGATTCCAATGAGGGTAACATTAACGTGCGTTCTAAGGACGGATTGGTTTCTAACGAGAAATGCAAACGTGCACTGGACAGAGAAGGTTCTATCCATGGTAACACTGGATTCTACACCAAACAGAAAATGATTGAGCAAGAGCGACAGATTGCAGAGTACAATATCATTGACGTTATTATCACCAGTTTCAAAAATAGGTTCTGTCTACAAGTCTATTAAGGAGGTGTTGTCATGGGACTTTTTGAACAGTTTCCTTATGCGAATTTCCACGAGTTGAATCTTGACTGGATTCTAAAGAAAATCAAAGAACTTGACGAGAAAGTTGACAGCATTGAGGACAGAATCTTAAAGGAAGCTAATGCCTATACTGACCAGCAAGTTGGACTGTTACGGCGTGACTTTGCACAGCTTGAAGCGGAATTTACGACCTTCAAGTCTGACATTAACGCTCAGTTTGCGGCTTACACTGCTAAACAGGACAAAGCTTTTGCCGACTATCAGAAACTTGTCAATGCTCAGATTGACCTGCTTGAACAGGAAATCAGAGACGCAAGAGCAGAACTCAAAACTATGTTGCGACAGGCTAATGCGTATACTGATGCAAGTATTGCCATGTTGCTGTTGCAATTGCCGGACATTATTACTAAGAATATCAAAAATGCAAAAGTATATAACCTGCTGACAGGTAAATACGTGACCATTCAAGCAATGTTTGATTTCCTCTGCCTGTTCCATGCGCCGGGTGCTTTGACTTGCGGCGATATGTACGCAAAAAATAACACCTGCACACAGATTATCAACTACAATAAGACCTGTCAGGAATTTATCACTGACGCAAAGAACTTTGTTGTTCAGCACTAATTTAAGGAGGTAATTATATGTCTACACAAACCCCTAATTTGAATCTTGACCTGCGTGAAGCAAGCGACATTTTCAACCCCTTGAGCACTAACAGCAACTTTGAAACCCTTGACAGCGTGATTACTGAAATCCGCAAAAAGGGCGGTGTACCCACCTATACCACTACGGCAAGCGCAAACCTGCTGAAACTGTCTGAGAATCCCGTTCCCAATGAAACACTGTTCAAGTTTGTGGCGGCTGGTGACGCTAACACTTGGAGTTATCAGGAAGCTGTCAACAACATTGTGTCGCTGGACGGCAAGCAGAAAACTGTCAAGGGCGGCGAGATGTATGTCGCCTGGGTGAATGCGGCTAATGCTATGGTGGTTATCGCATGGCCTAACGTTGTTGATGCTCAGACCTTTGACGGTAAAGGGCCTGCTGAATGGGCGAGCAAGGCGCAGTTGGATGCAGTGAATCAGACGGCGGCTAATGCTACTACTACGGCACAGGCGGCGGCTACGGTGGCGAATAATGCTAATAAACGAGGATTGCTAAGAAAACGAATTTATAGCGCATCGCTGCCTCTCCCCACATATGTTGAGCCACAAATAATTAAAATTGGAAAAATTACTGAAACCCCGCTATTTTCTGTTATTACGTGTAGCAGTGCAACTGCACTCTTTATTGTTGGAAGTGGAAGCGGAGGGGGTGTAAGCATGCAATCTGACGCAAATGGCACTATACGTGGAACAAGACGGCTGTATCTTAATAGCTCTATTGTTGACGGATATAGTTTACAGGTAGGAACAGGCACAAGACTTGACGGAACAACAGATAACGAGCTTTGTATTCCCCTTTATGTTGACATTTTCTATATGGGGACTTCTGAAGAATAATATATTGGCCCGTGTTGAAATATACACGGGCTTCCTTATATACCGTCACTTTAATAGACTAAAGTGCTCCCTGTCCACGGTGGGGAAACAAGTGTCCACGAGTGG